TAAAGGTAGCGTCTGCAACAGAGGTAGATGTTATATCTGTGCTTCCTAAAGCTGCCGCTGCTCCTGCTGCATTTAATCCTATTAAGTAGGCAGTGCTGTCAGAGTTAGCGTAGTAAGTTGTACCAGTACCATCTTCTTGTATATCCTCTAAGTAGCTAATATTACTTCCGTCTGCTAACCAGCTAGACTTAGCTGACTCGTATCGGAGGTTGCCTAAAATATCATAGACAAGAATAATAGGTGTTGTAGCATCAGGGAGGATGACTACGGTGTACTGTTCATCATCACTTCGTTTGTAGGTGCTTATAAAAGCAGTGCTCAATTCTGAAGTGGTTAAGTCTTGAGTGTTACTTGCTGTTAAATTACCTTGTGTTAGAGCACTAGAGGTACTTTCAGTCCAGTTACTTTTACACCGTACTAACTTATTTAAAAACTTTGTAGGTGGCCTCTTCTTCAAACCATCGACCACATCTGACAAACCGTTTTCCTGTGCCTCACCTTGTGTAGGTAAGCGTAGTGCTGGAGGCTGTTGAGAAACACCGTTGATCAAGTTTGGAATGCTTTTAGAAACTAGAGCCATTTTAAATCACCTTTGTGCCTATGCTTCGATCAAGGACTCTGGTAGTTCCATAATCATCGAATATATTATAATCTCCATTATCCCCTTCCATCTCTCGGAGGGCAAACAGAGCTTCTTGTTCATCTTGTCTATTCATAGCAGACAAGGTATCACTACCCACTACTCGCTCTTGAAAGATGCGAGCTGCTTTTACAGCTATGTAGCGTCTTGCTACTTCTGGGCATAGTTCAAAATCTAAAAGAATTACTACGTCTAGTTTTAGTGTACTAGCAATGTTGAATGTGTGGTTTACTTTATCGTACATCTTATTACCACGTTGTACGTATTCGTTCTTAGAGCTTCTGTACTTAGTCTCTGAGTTTGCTAAGTCTGCTCTTATTACTTCTGCAGGTAGAAGGACGTTACCACTGCTATCAGCAGCAACTGAATAATCTGGCTCAGAATTAAAGTTCCAGCCTGTTGACTGAACACTTCTTGAAACTTCATTGAGAATTGTTTCAGCAGTTTCAGCGTCCACTAACCCTGAGCTAAGGTTGTTTACTGGTGCTTCACCAATAGTGGAAAGCATAGAGTTAACTGCTTCCAGTTTTGTTGTAGGAGTTGTCATGTTTACCTCAATGAAAAAATAAAGAGAGAAACACCCCCGAAGGGGTGCTCTCATTTAGGCTATTAAACAATAGCAATCGCTGATTTGCCACGTAATACGTTGTGACCCATAGCGTACTTAGCTACCATCAATGTACCTTGTCGCTCAATCTGATACTCAGACTCAACACCAAGATCCAATAACTTAACTGTTGCGGCTGCATCTTTAGTAAAGATCATACCTTTTAAGTTAGCTATTGTCGAAGTGTAAGCTGCATCTCGTGCTTCACCAGAGTTAGATGAAGTTGATAGAGGAACAGGAGTAGACTGTGCGGATGTTGGTAAGTGGTTAGACATTAATACTTTAACGCCACCAATTGTAGGAGCTTGGCCTAAAGCCACGCTACCGTTACCACCAGCATCTCGGTTCATTGCAGTGTTTACAACAGTGTTAGCTTGAACACCAAAGAGCTTGTAGTAAGCATCAGGAGTTAACACTAAATACTTCTCACCACTTACGTTATGCTCATCAAACTTTTGCAGAGCTGCGAATACAGCATCTACAATTTCTTGACCAGTAGAACCAGTGTTACCAGTGTTAGTATCAATAACACCAGCAGTTGCAGTTTCAGAACCACCAGCATCAGGGTCTATTACGTTAAGACTTGTGAAGTCTGCGTGTGTCCAGTAACCAGCTTGGTCACCACCAGAAATAGTGGTTGCAGCTTTTAAGATAGTAGAGAAGATGTTTTTATCCGCAGCGTTAGCTAAGGCATTACCCATTTCTTTACTATATGTAGAACGAACTTCATAGTGGTTCATCGCTTCGTCAATTTTAGGAACGAAGGCTGCACTCACTAAGAGGTCATCTACAGTTACAGTGATTTCACTGTGAGCCACAGAGTCACCTAAGATAGTTTGACCTGCTGTGTGGTAAGCTGCATCAATTACACCGATACTTGGGAACTGTGCTGATTTACCTTTGGAGATTGTACGCACTCTGTGAAGAGGCATCGCAATGTTTTTCTCTTCAAATGAAGTCAATACTTCACCAGAGAATTGTTTTAAGAAAAGTTCTCGTTTGTTAGAGCCGCCATTAGACGCACCTAATCGTGATACCTGAGTTTGATCAGTACCACTGTTTGCATTCCATACCATGATGTTTTACCTTTTAGTTAAATGTTTAAATGATTGAGTATTCTAGTCAGTCACTTAACACTTATCCGTTCTCTGAGATTATCCTTCGCAAAGGGTCAAAGGTAATTGGTGTATGTGTTGTTGTACTTTTAGAATTAAAAAAGCCTCCCGAAGGAGGCCAAAGAGACTATAGTTGGCTTCGACCAAGTTTGGTCTGCACCTGTTGACGGTATGCTGGATCGCTTTCATATCGGGAATCCCTCATAGCTGCGGTCACTTCTGCCCACGAACTATAGTTACCGCCTGTTGAGGTAGTAGATTGTCCACCAATTAATGATGGGTCTGCACCTTCAGCAGCTTGATACTGATTGCGTAACCCTGATACGGCCAACTTCACCATATCTAAGTCTCCTGATTCTACAGCTCGATCATACGCAGCAGTCTCTTGTGGAGATAAATTATCTGCTGCCCACGAAATCATTTGGCTGTAGGATTCTTGCCCACCTACGCTGTCGTAGATAGACTGTTGGTAATTGTTGGCGAGAGCTTCTTGCCCTGCGATCCAACTCTTAACCAAATCGTTTGAGAACCCTTTTTCTTCTAAAGCTGCCATAGCCTCTTCAGAGAGTTCTCCGTTTTCGTTATATTCCTGTTGAAAAGAATCAAAATCTAAACCTGCATTGTCTAAAGCTTGGGCTACATCGCTTGCGTTTTGCGGGTTTTGCTCAGAGTCTGTTTGCTCTTCTTCTTGAGCTGCCTCTTCTTTAGCACCCTGACCTAGTTTTTGCTCCAAGTTTGTATAAGCTTCAGCCATATCTTCAGGTGACTTAAACTTATCGGGAAGCCAATCAGGACGCTCTGGTGTTTCGGGGTTATTATTAGATTCTAATTGTTCGCCCTTAGCAACCATTTCATCTATATATGCTTGGTTTTCTGTTTGATCTTCTACTGTGTTAATACTTTGTTCACTCATACTATAATCTCTCAATTAAAATTAATTTTGTTTTTATTCTTCTAATTGTTGTTGTTGAGCTGCATCTGCCATTCCTTTAACAGCAGGAGCTACGCCCTTCTCGGCCATCTGCATCATCATCTGCTGTTGTTGAGCTTGCTGTGCGGCCTCAGCCTCAGCTTGCTTTTGTTCAGGAGATTTGACTAAGCCTTGAGTGTCTATACCCAATGACGCACCTAGACGATCTAAGTAATCATCTATGTTAAGCTCTTGTGCAATCACTTCCTGACCTAAAGGTTGTAAGTATTGCAAGAATGCTTGTAGTTTATTTAAGTCCTGACCTCGGCCAAGAGCTTCTAAACCAGTTACAATTTGTGGCTTTAATGTGTCTTTGGGGAACTTAGGCATCTTACCTTCTTTCTGCATCTTCGCAAGGAGCAGGTTAACGAGAGGTACTTGGAATTCTTGAGACAACACAGAGTAGATACCACCAAGTGCTGTTTCTAATTCTTGTGCCATGTAGCGGACTTCTTCGGCTGTAACTCGTTCGGCATTACGCTGAACAGAACTATTTAATAGAAAAGCAAAGGAAAGTCTTTCAGTTATACTGTTCATTGTTTCTTGCGCTACTCTAAAGTCATTAAACTTATTTGCTTGTAGAGTCGTAACATCATTAGCATCACCAGAGATGATCCCACCATTAGGACTATCGGCAATAGAGCGTATTTTAGTTGAACCGTTTGGCCTAACCATAAATAAAAGTTTGGCACTTGCTGCGCTTCCTTCTACTATAGCTCTTGTTAAAGCCTCTAGCGATTTAATGTCACCTACGTATTCCTCAACATAAGACCTTCCATAATCTTCACCGTCTATAGAAATAAAACGAAGAGCCATCCACGGTAATTTATCCTCTGGGTAACTTCCATCAGATTTAGGAATTGTAATTCCTTTAACTTCTTGATGCACCCTGAACTTCTTACCTTCTCTACGAATACACGTATACAAGTCACATTCTTTTTTGTTTACACTTTGCTGGTATTCGGGATTTTCAAGTAAAGCTTCTTGCACAATAAGAGGAAGAGCATCGTATGCTATAGTTTCTTTAACAACAATCTTCAACACATTACCCATCGTATCACGTTGGACAACGTAACGGTCTAGGCGGAAAACTTTCATGCCACCTTTAGGTGCTAGGTGTACAAGTGCATTACCAGAAACGATTAACTGTTTTAGAGCTTCGAATGTTGGTACACGTATAGCCTTAGCTTCAATAACTTGAGCAGCCGATCTTTCGATACGTGCTAGAGCCTCTTCTGCCTTACCTCTTGCATCTCCACCGAGTTCCAGTAAATCAAAATCATCAATAGTTAAACGGAAGAAAGGACTGTTTGGAGGTAGGAGTGTCATTAACAATTTAGAGGCAAGGTTATTTACCCCTCTTGCACCTACAGACTGATATGGTGTGTTATATTTGCTTGTCCCTGTGTGTCCTTCAGGAGGCATAAGCGTTGGGATAGTTAATTCAGCACAAGACCTAGCTCTTGATAAGAACGCATCACGCTCTGCCGCCATGTTCTCGTAGGATTTGGCTACGCCTTGATCGTTATTCATAGGTTAATCCTTATTTATTAATCGTTAAGCCTGAACCTTGTGACGAAGATGCCACTTGCATACCTGCACCTCTTCGTAGTTTTCTCTTGCCTAAACGCTTCTTCTTCATCTGTGTAGCATTAGAGTCTACAGCGTTCTCGATTTCATCAGGGGCTGGGTTAGGAGCTGGTGGTGGGGCTGGCGGTTTAGGGGCTTTAGGTGTACTTGGTAAACACATAGTTAAATCTCATCTGGGTTGTCGTCATCGTAGATAAACAACATTCTTTCGATGACTGATTGTTGACCTTGAAGAAAAGCAATGTCTTCAGGCGTGGTATCCCTATTACGTGGTAGTTGATTAGGGAACAGTTGTTTAAAATGTTCAATTAATTCTTTAGTAATATTTAATTTTCTCATCTTTTTGTTTCTCTAATGTGTAACCTTTTACTGAAAGTAAGTAATTCAAGGGCTTAAGGGGAAGTGTAACCATGTGTTTGCGATGATATGGAGGCAGGTTATCACCTCCAATACCACTATCGCTTTAGTCTTAGATTTCACACTGACCAGCTACACAAGCTAACTCCTGTGTCCCTGTCGTGGTGTCTTCTTTCTCAAACTCACCTAGTCTATCCCACTCAATCTCTGAGGGCATATCTAACTTGAGCTTCTTGTACGTTTCTTCATCAATAGCCTCGTAAGGGGCTTGCTGATAGACATGATCAGTGCGGGGTAGGAAGCTAATACCTGAGCAGCTATCCAGCCTGTCCCATAACCATTGACCTGCTGCTAGGAACTCAGCATCAGAATAGTAAATAGTTACACTCGGCTTATGCTCACACCAGTTGTCCTGATAGACTTCCCACAGATCAAGCTGTGTCTGTACGTTCAGCTCGTCTACACTGACAGCACCGTCAGGAGCTTTGATGGGGAACGAGAACACATAGTTCTCATTGTTCATCACATCTTTCTCCCAAGGTACTCCAGCATTCTTAAGAAACGCTGAGATAGGATCTTTCCCGTCCGAGCGTACTCGTCTGATGTAGTACGGAGAGAACCTAGCGTGTATGCCTGATGCACTGTCTACTAACTGACTGACCGTACCTGATGGTTTCACACAAGTAATAGCTGTTGATTGGTTAAGACCTAGCTCGTTAGCCCATCGTTTGTTAGTGTCGATAGCTACCTGCTTTAGCCTCAGCAATACGTCACTAAGGATAGGCTGATTAGGGTGATCAAACCATGTACCGCTTGTCTGCTTCCCTGAGAGTACCGAGTGATCCATGATGCCTGTCATGCTAACACCAAG